CAGATACCCGTCAGGCGGATACTGTACAGAGGCGACAACGCGCCCGCGCTGGCGGTGTATCAGTGCACGCAGAGCGAGCCGATGCACTGGAGCGACGACACGCTGCGCGCCAACCGGCACACGTATGACATAGACATATACGCGCGCACGGGGCATGTGGCGCTGGTGCGCCGGGCGTATGAGGCGCTGCGCACGGCGGGGTTTGACGGCATACGCGGGCTGGGCGAGGATTACGACGATCAGACGCAGATGTATCACGCGCAGATGGAGTGCAACTATACCGAGGATGTAGACTGAGTAAGGGAGGGACAAAATTATGGCTATGATAGGACTTAAGTACCCGGTGGTCGGCAAGTACGCCGAGAGCGGCGGCACGGTCAGCCATACCGACGGCATGGTGCTGGCCAAAGCGATACAGGCCAGTATATCGATCAACCAGTACAGTGTAACGCTGTATGCGGACGACGGGCTGGCGGAATCCGAAAAAGGCTTTCAGGATGGCACGGTCGATCTTAATGTAGACGATCTGTCGCAGGAAGCGGCGAAATTTATATTCGGCGCGACTGAGACGGCGGGCGAGGTGCAGGGAGACGAGACTACCAAAGCGCTGCTTTTTAAGGGCGACGACGACGTGCCGGATGTGGGACTTGGCTTTTACGCGCCGCGAAAAAAAGGCGGCGTGCGCAGCTACCGCGCGATATTTTTCCCGCGCGTCAAGTTTGGCTACCCTAACGAGACGCTCGATACAAAAGGCGAACAGGTGACGTTTGGCACGCCCACGATACAAGGCACCATACAGCTGGACGCGACGGGCGAGTGGAAGCGCGAGATCACGGTGGCGGATGAGGCTAAAGCCGTGACATGGCTTAAGACACAGGCGGGCATTACCTAATGCCCGCCTGGCTTGAAAGGGGCGAAATTATGGGCGCGATAAAAGAGACGGGCGTCAAGTACACGCTGGAGGGGCACGAGTATGCGCTTGTGCTGACGCTGAACGTACTGGACGCGATATGCGACAAGTACAAGAGCACGGATGAGCTTTTTAAGCTGCTGCAGTCCGAGGATGAGCGGCAGATGCGCGACGCGGCCATATGGACGCTGTGCGCCATGGTCAACGACGACATTGACCGGCAGGCGGAATCGGGCGCGGACGTGCCGGAGCACTACACGCCGGAGTACATCAAGCGCCATACCCGCGCGATAGAGATACGGCCAATATTTACGGCGGTAATCCGGGCGCTGACAGACGGACTGACCGACGCGGCGACGGCGGCGGGGGCGGACGACCCAAACGCATAGGCGCCGACGATCCGGACGCTCCCGACGACCCGGCGGCGCGGGAGCGGCGGGCGTTGGCGTGGTACATGTACATATCGATGGCGGTGCTGGGGTATAGCGAGCGGGCGGCGTGGCGGCTTACGCCGGGGTGGGTGCTGAGGCTATACAAGGCGCACATTGAGCAAAGCAAGCAGCAGTACCTTATGATGCGGTACTACATGACCGCCGATCCTAAGGAGCTTATGCCCGCGACGGACATAGACGACATAGTGCCGATGTAAGGAGGTGAGCAGGATGGCAAACAGTGACGCGACCAAAATTACGACGTTTGTCGGCATTGATGGTGAGCGTGAATATAAAAAAGCGCTGGAGGAAATGGGCCGCGAAATGCGCGCGCTGGCCAGCGAGGGCAAAAAGCTGGAAGCGGTGTATGCGGACAACGCAAACAGCTTGGAAGCATTGCGGGCAAAAAACGAGCACCTGAACAAGGTGCAGGCGCTGCAAAAGAAAGAACTGGACAAACTGCGCGAAGCGCATGAAAACGCGATAACCACCATAGACGACGGCGGCAAGGCGGCGGTGGGCTGGGCGATAAAAATAAGTAACATGGAAACCGCCATTATCAAAACTGATAGAGCTCTTGAAGAAAACGCGGCGGCACTGGAAAACGCGCAAAAGTATCAAGACGCATTTGGCATGTCGGCGGACGAGCTAAAGGCAAAGAGCGGCGCGCTGGGCGACACGGTAGCCAATGTGGCGGAAAAGATCGGTATCGTCCTACCTGAAAATGCAAAAAAGGCGACGGACGCGCTTAATTTGGTGGACGGGTCCACGATCGCGTTGGTGGGCACGAGCGTCAAGCTGGTCAAGGGGCTTATGGACTGCAGTGTGGCGGCGGCTAAAAACGCGGACAGCCTCATCACACTAAGCTCGCAGACGGGACTTAGCGTTGAGCGCCTGCAAGAGCTGCAATACGCGTCCGAGCTGGTGGATGTGTCGATAGATCAGATCGCGGACGCATTAAAATCCATGATTGGCACGATGAAAGACGCCACATCGGGCACGGGCAACGCGGCAGAGGCATATAAAAGGCTGGGCGTGCGCGTGACCGACGCGCAGGGCAACCTACGGGACAGCAACGAGGTTTTTGAGGAGATAATCCGCCGACTGTCGGAGGTCAAAAACCCGACCGAGCGCGCCGCGCTCGCGATGAAAATCTTTGGCGAGGAAGCCGGGCGGCTGAACCCGCTAATCGAGGACGGCGGCAAAAAGCTAAAGCAGCTGAGCAAAGAGGCGCACGACATGGGATACGTCATGTCGGATGAGACGGTATCGTCGCTGGGCGCGCTGGACGACGCGATGCAGCGCTTTGACAACACGTCCGAGGCGGTCAAAAACCAGATGGCACTGGCGCTTCTGCCGGTGCTGACGAGCGTGCTGAACATTATCACCGCGATACCGCCGGGCGTTTTGTCCACGGTGACGGTGGCGGTGACGCTGATAACCACAATCGCGGCGGCGGCCAAGGCGCTAAAGGCCATTACATCGATAACCAGCCTCTTTGGCATAAGCGCCACAAAGACGCTGGGCACGATACTGGCGGTGGTGGCGGCGCTGATAGCATTAAGCGCGATAATCGCGGTAATCGCGGGCAAGGGCAACGACCTTAATCGCGCGATGAGCAGCGTGGGCAATGCGGTGGGCAGCGTGCAGGGCAATGTGCAAAAAGCGCAAAAGACCATACCGCGATACGCGAGCGGCACGGACTTCCATCCGGGCGGCTGGGCGCTGGTGGGCGAAAACGGCCCGGAGGCGGTAATGTTGCCGCGCGGCACGCGGGTATATACCGCGCAGGAGACCGCGCGCATGGGCGGCGGGGATGTGTATAACATATCCATTAATGCGGATAATGTTAAGCAGTTTGTGGACATTGTAAGGATCGCGCAGAGTGAGAGACGGAGTATGAGGATGGGGTAAGGAGGGGTGAGGGATGGCATGGTACGCTACCAATAAAGCCCTGAAAGGCAAGCAAATTGCAGCACGGGATTTAGACGAGAACATATTTGGCGTAAAAACCGAAAATAGCCAAGAAATATATTTGGGATTTTATGAATATGACGATGAATTCGCGGAATCTATAGACCCGATCAGCTTAAAATTTGAGTATATACCGCGCACAAAAAACGCTGAAGACACAACCGGTGCGGGAGTGGCAATAGAAACGATAATTGGTTATTACAATGCTAATGTGACTTGGGAAACACGCCCGGCATCAGATACGTCGGCAGAGTTGGCGGCATCAACACAATATGCTTCTATAACTCCCAACGTCGGCAGTGGATTTACACTCGATGGAGTTAGCGGGACAGATGCTGCTTCAAACAAAATGTTAATCCGAAATATATTAAAAGGCGCAAGACATATAAGAATCTTACCCATTGGCGCGGAAAGCACCAAAATGGTAGTCACAATGGGCAAGGTGGGGGATCCAGTACAGTGGGCGCAACCATACTACACGGTAAGCTGGAATAACATTTCGGCTGCTCAAGGGGTACAAGCCTCAAACGACGCGCCAGAGCTAGCCATATACGGCATAAACGGCGAAGTAAAAAGTGCAAGTAACCTTTTTACGGGGCAGACGCCAACATTTAGGGGCAATCGGCTGGTGTACGGCGCAGTTAAAAATGGCACAACGCAACGAGCGCTGGCACAGCTAAAGGTCGAATATAGTGCCGACGGCGGGCAAACGTGGCAAACAGCCAACGAATCAGAAGTACCCCAAGACGGCATAATTGGGCGCGTAATATACTTTAAGTTGCCACAAACTGTGAAAGGCAACGTTGAACTTAAAGTAACGTTGACAGATGTTGGGGGTAAATATAGTTATTGGCAAAAAACGTTAAACGCATACTCACCAGTACCATACATTACTATCGTGTCGCCGTCATATGAGTATGTCAATGGAGATAACGGCATAACGTTTAAATGGAGTTTTTCGTCAGATGTAGGTGCAACACAAAAAGAATGCCGCATAACTAGAAGACCGCTTGAAGGACAAGGCGGCAAATTAATCTTTTTAGGCAAAAATTACACGGAGCAGCAAGCAACGGTAAATCCAATAGATTTTTCGGGCAAACAGCGAATTAACCTAGGAGTATACACAAGCGACAATCAATACAACGAGACGTATACCGACATAGTGGTGCTTAAATCACCAACGCTGGGCACGCTAAGCGCAACAACCAAACCCCTGCCGCGCGTGCAAATTACGTCGTCGGATGCAGTGACGTATGAGCTTAACATAGACAACGGCGCTTTATACCAAAATGGCATAGTTCCAGTAGGAGATACGCAGCCGCCATACGACTTTTATCCCGACGTCATACTGCCGGATGGCAAGCATACCTTTTCGGCACGCGCGCGGAATAAGTTGGGCATGTCGGGCGCATGGCAAAACATAGAGGCAGCAACGGCCAACACGCCGGGTGCAGCGATAACGTTAAGCTGTGCGGCGAGCGGCCATAAGGCTACACTAAGCTGGACGACGACCGGCACGTATGACAGCTATCGGGTGCATCGCGACGGCAAAGAGATCGGACGCACGACGAACATGCAGTATACGGATGAGTACGCCGCGCCCACGACGCACACATATACGGTATACGGCATAATGATGGCAACGGACGGCAGCGGCGGCGACTATACGCTGTCCAATGCGGTGACGGCAGCACTAAAAATATCGGGCGCAGTTATCGCGGCGACGGACACGGGCGGCGCGCTTGAGTGGCTATCGCTTAGACTGGGCACGGACGTGGAGCGCGCAGTAAGCCGGAGCGTGGTGCAGGACGTGACGTATACGCACTACGCGGGGCGCGATTTGCCGGTGGCGGAGCTGAGCGAGTACCGCGATGAGAGTTACAGCGGCACAGTGGTGCTGACCGACCCCGACGACCGGGCGCGGTTTGAAACGCTGCTGGGGCACGAGGTATGCTTTAAGCGGCGAGGCATATCAATAATTGGCATGATGGCCGAAATGAGCAGCCGACATACGCGCGCGCGGTACGATGCAGAGTATAGCTTTACAATACGCGCGATAGACTCGGAGGTGAGATAATGCCCGCCACACGGACAATATCGGCGCGGGTGTATGCGCGGCACGACAGCGCGCGATTAAAAGAAATGCGCTTCAGCGCGCCGCCGACGCTGACGGCCAGCACAAGCGCCGCAATACGGATGGCGCTAAGCGGTACATTTGCGCACGACGACGATATAGACTACGTTAACGACATGCTGGAGCCGGTGCTTATCATCAACGGCATTGAGTACCCGCTGGGCGTATACATGATAGGCACGCTGACCCGCACGCATGGAGCGTCGAGCGTGGAGGATGAGATCGAGGCATACGACCAATGTTTGCTTTTGCAGCAGACACGGCTGGAAAATCGATTACATTTTGCCAAAGGCGAGCAGTATACCAGATGTGTGACGCGACTACTGATGATGGCGGGCATAGGACAGGCAAGCGTTACGCAATCAAGTGAGATGCTACAAACCGATCGCGAGGATTGGGACGTGGGCACCGACTTGCTAACCATTGCCAATGAGCTGCTAAATGAAATTAACTATGAACATATATGGTTTAATTTTGCGGGTGAGGCAGTGATACAGCCCAGGCGCGATGCGAGCATAGATAATCCAACCGTCAGGTATGCCGCCGACGCGTACAGCCTTTTACAAGCGGGCAGCACGAGCACGATAGATAGCTATGACGCGCCCAATGTTTTTATCGCGATGGTGCCCAATCCGGACTATGACGGCTGGCTAACGGCGACAGCGGTTAACGACAATCCGGGCAGCGCATTATCGACGGTGCAGCGCGGGCGGCGTATCGTCAAAAAAGTACAGCTTAATAATATCGCGTCGCAAGGCGAATTACAAAAATATGTAAATAACATGCGCATGAACAGCATGTACGCGTCGGAAAAAATCACTTTTGCGACGGCGGTCAATGCCAACCACCAGATCGACGAGGTGGTGGAGCTGTATAGCAAAAATATGACGGGCGTATACCTTGAGACCGGCTGGTCTATGGAATTAGCGGCGGGCGGCACGATGCAGCACACCGCGGAAAGGATGATATACAGCCTATGATAATGGACTATCAAACCAAAAAGTCGCTGGAGGATGAACGCGCCGCGCCCGCGGCGGCGCAGCTGGCCACGGTGGGCGCGGTGTACAGCGACGGCATATCGCTCATCTTTGACGGCGACAGCGAGCCGACGGCAAAGCACTATAAGTGCAACGCGGCGCTGACGTTTGCGGCGGGACAGCGCGTCAAGATAGTCAAGATAAGCGGCACGTATGTGGTGGAGTATCCGATAGGCAATCCCAAGCAGTAGGAGGGGTAAGCATGTACGATATATACGACCTGCCCAAGTCGATACCGCTGGGCAGACAGGGCGAGCAGTACGCGCGCGCGGTCGAGATCGACTGCGCGAAGATGCTGAACGACTATCCGGGCGCGCGGCTGACGCTGATGCAGCGGCGCACGCGCGGCGAGAC